TATTTTACCGATAAAACTGCTTGTTGTAATTCTTTACTACGTCTACCTACTTGTCTATACCAACGACTGTCTTGCATTTGTACAGACATCTCTTTCCAGTTGTGTTCTCTACAAGCTTTTAACATGTTACGAAACTTTGAAAGTCTAGAACCTCCTAAGTTAAAACACATATTAACTAATACTCTTTGTATTATTTCAGGTAAATTATTAAACTCTTGTTGACTTCCAAAGACATGTATAGCTTCCATATAGTGTTTCTTAAAGTCATCCTCATAGTACATGTCTACAACTTCTTGAGTAACAGGCGTACCAACTTCCCAGTTATATTCCGGGTCGTTAGGTTGGCATAGGTGTCCAACTCCTAAAGTTTTATAGCCTAGACTATCCATATAAATTTCTAACACTTCACCTTCGTGTCTCTTTATTTCAGCTTTGCAAAGTTCTATATCCATTTTATTATCTTTTTTGAAAAACATCTAATCCTAATTCCTCCATTTGTGATGAGTAAGGTTGTCCTGTAAAAGGGTCAACCCTATTAGCTGGGTTTTCTTTTGTAAACGGTACATCATCTTTACCTTCTACTAATCCGCCTGTTGAATAACTAGGTCTTTGACCTTTTGTTTCAGCTTCAGCTTCAATCTCTTCAGCAATACTTTCTTCATATCCTAAAGCTTGTCCAACTTCAGGTCTTCTGGTAATTTCTTTAGCAAACGGTATTCCTGTTTCTCCTAACTCTAATAATGTTAATTTAGTTGTACTGTCTCCTTGTGCAGTTTTTAAAATTGTTTTATATCCATCTGATAAAAGAGAAGCAGCAGGATAAACAGTTTCTACCAAACTATCTTGATTATATTTTATAGAAGATAAAAATTTATCTAAATACCATGTTCCAAACTGACCACTAAATATACCACCTTCTCCTAAAAATTTAAGAGCTTCTTCTGTACTTTCAAGAGGATTAATTGTTCCCATTTCTCTAATATCTTCATCAGGGTGTAATTGAACTTGTAATTGTCTAACACTTGCATATATAGGTAAAGTAGCTAACATTAAAGTAGCTAATTTAGCATCTCCATTTTCCATCCTACCAATTAGAGCATTAGTTTGAGAAGATTTTGCTTGTGCCCAAGATAAAAAACTACCAGCAAATCTCATCCAAGGATTATTAGATTGAGAAAATAACCTTCTATTTCCTGCAGTTGGTATGAGAGCATCTCTATCAGCAGCTTTTCTTCCAGCCATTTCTAATAGTCTTTTCCCAATACCGTCTTCCATAGCCTCATCTATATTATTAAATTTACTTAAATATTTAATATTATCTTTATCAAAACCGGCTTCTGTTAGTTCTTGTAAATGTCTTTGTTTAATTTTTGTTTTTTTGGTAAGTTCAAATGCTCTTATAGCACCTGCATCAAAAGCAAATTCTCTAGCAAATCTAGTTATCCTACCTAACTGAACAATTTCAAAAAATCTTTTTTGGAAACCTACAATATTATCTTGATATTTAGTTGTAGCTGTCATAGAAAAATTACTAAGTTCTTTCTGAAGAGTTCCATTATATCTTCTATTTTTAAATGGAGTTTGTAATATTTTTTCAGTTAATCCAAATGTAATATCTCCGTCCTTTCTTCCAAAAAAACCTTCTTTAATTCTACCACTTCTTAATGCTAAAGCTGCAGAAGGTTTTACTGCTTCTGCTCCAGATTGTCTCATTTGTAAAATTAAAGAGTTTATTGCTGCTTTAGGACCACTATTTTGAAAAACTTGTATTAAATCTCCAAGAGAAGGAACAGCTACTTTAGTTAGTTTTGTTGTAGATAATAAAGCTTGTAAAGTCATTAAAGCACTTTTAGTAAAACTGCTACCATTTTCTACACCCTTACTCATATCATGAACACCAAACAAAGAATTAACTCCTTTAGCAATTAATCTTACATCTCTATTATAAAGTTCTCTTAATCCTTTATCTAAAGTAAAATCGCCAGTTCCTCCAGATTTTATTGATTGTTGCTTGTAAAAGTTTTTTAATTGAGAAATAACATCATCTAATCCTTGTCCTTTAGAGCCATATTTTCTAGCAAATTCTACAACCGGTATAGTATTTTCAAATAAAGAATTTGTTGTAAATTCAAAATCTTGAATAAATAAATCTTTAGCATATGCTCTAGCTTCTTGGTCAAATAAAGTTCTTTCATTATCAAAAAATCTAGCAGATTGAATAAGTGTATCTTTTTGTTTTAAAGGATTTCCTTCATTATCTAAAAACGATTTAGTTCCACGTATTAAATTTTCACTACTTACTATTTCTTTTCTACGAATACCGTCAGAATTATTTAAATAATTTTTTACTATTTCTTCTAGTTTTTCATCTACAGTTTTACCACCTTTTTTATTGCTGGTGTCAGTAATAAGTTTATATTTTTTTGGGTCTAATTTATTTAAATTTATATTTTGTATTCTAAAAGCTTCTTTTAAAATTTTTAAAGTTTCTTTTGTTCCTAATAAATCAGCAGCTTGTTTATTAAAAATTTGTGTTAATCCATATGAATCTGATTCTTCAAATAATACACCTGTTTGTTTTACATACTTTTTAAATTCTTCTTGTAGATTTAAAACATCTTCAGCTAATTTTTTAGCTGTTACATTTTCTAAATCTCCTTCATCTAAAAAAGAATACTTAGCGTTAGAAGGCATATTACGTTGTTGAAGTATTCTAGTAGCTGTAGAAACATCTTCATCTGATGCAGTTCCTGTAATTTTATAAAGTTTTTTTCTGAAAAAATCTTCTGATGCAGATGTTAAAGTTTCTATAGCATCCGGTATAGGTTTTCCTACTACAATGTTCATTCCTTGATTTCTAAATAAAGAGTTTCCAAAACTTTGCATTATATAATTATTGGCTTGAAAATGAGTAGCTTGAGTACCAGCAAACATTTGTTTTGTAGCTGTTAGCCAGTGTAATTTAAATTCTTTTTGAATTTGCTCGTTTAATATTTGTTTAGTTTTTACTGAAAGTTTAAACTGACTATTTTGAATACGTTTCATAAAAGCACCTGAAATAGTACCTGCAATAATTGCTCCTTTTAAAGCATCATCATCCTTACCAGCACTCATGCCTAGTGCTATTAAACCACCACTAACTGCACCTATAGTTGGTCTAACCGTTTCTTGTACTAAAGCACGTATTAATGATTCACCATATTTACCTTCTAAAACTTTATTACCTTTATCATCTACTTTATTCCACAATTTTATTAGAGAATTAAATCCTATTATAGATGCTTGTTCTGGCATTTCAATAAAGTTTATTTCATCTATTTCTTTTTGAACAATATATCTTTGTTTTTCTAAATCTATTAACTCTCTTTTTAATTTAATCTTTTGAGCATCTGTAATAGTTAAAGTAGGAGTAGGTTTTATACTACTATCTAATCCAAAAGGCATTGTAGATTGTTTTAAATTTTTTCTAGCAGGTGCTCCTGTTTTAGTTTCAGCAAAGTTAATCTTACTTGTTTTAGGAAGTGTATTTTTATTTATAGAATCTTTTAATTTAGCAATTTCAGTATCTAATATATCTCTTTCAGTATATTTTATACCCGCAGTGTTAAAACTTTTACTCCAAGTATTCATAGCTTCTTGGCTTTCAGCAACAGTTTCTTCTCCTGCTTCTTTTAAAGTAGCTATTGTAGTGTCATCTAATTTTTCTGTTACAACATTACTAGCTCTTGAAGATTTTAAAATTTTATCAGATATGACACTGCTAACTCCAGAACTTATTCCACCTAAACCAAAACTTAAACCTAAATTTAAAGGTGTAACTTCTCCAGTTAAAGTATATTCTCGTAAAGCCATATCACTTGAAGCTATAGCTCCACCTACACCTATGTTTGCAAGTTTACCAGCTTTAGCTATCTTAACCCAAGGAACTAAAATAGTAGCTGGGTCTGCAATTGCAACACCCATTCTTCCGCTTATAACTGTTAAACTTTCTTGCTTCCCTCTAAACTCTGGATAATCTTTTAAAATTTCTTCTTGTCTTTTTCTTTCTATTCTCTGTGCCGCTTCTCTAAAATTTTCATCTTTTTGCCTAGTAAAAAAAGCTGTAGTTAATTGAGTTATATTTCCAAATATTGTTTTTTCTTGTCTAGCACCGTATTGAAGTTGTCTAGTTGCACTTACTGAATCATCTAATTTAGAATAGTCTAAATTTTTATCATAGTCTTCATCTATAGAATCATATAAATCTTTTTCAAGTTTAGTTGGAGGAATTATTTTTTTTTCAGTATTTTCTAAAACTTTTTCTTTTTCATTTTCAAGTTCTATTTTTTGTTTTGTATTTTCTTTAACTTGAATTTCTTTAAGTTTTTTTTGTTCAGCTTCAAGTCTTTCTTTTTCTTCTCTTAATCTTTTTTCTTCTTCTGTTTCAATTTCAAAAGATTCTACAGATTCCAAAGGAATATAGTCATAAAAATTATTATTACTCATAAATATTTTTAATTGGATAAAGGGTTTTTTCTAAACTTTTTTTCAAATTGGAAAAATGAAGAAGTTCTAGCTAAAGGATTTTCTTCTTCATCTGTTTTAGGTACAAATTTATTATTATAAATATCTTGTAAAGTTGTAATAAATTCTTCTTTACCTGTAAAATCATCTGTTGATTCTTTAAAATCTGTTAAATATCTTAAAGCGTTTTCTTTAGTTTCTAAATTTCTAAAATCGTTTATATATGCACCTAAAGGTTTATTAAAAGCTCTGTCAGTTCCTTGAGGTGAAAATGTGACTACTTCATTATTATTAAATGTAATATCAGGTATTTTTACTTTTTCACCATTTACACTATAAGTATTTTCTATATATTTTTTTATACCTAAATCAACATAAAAATCGTCTGACCTTACTCGTTGTGCTGGAGGTAATTTTCTTATTTCTTCAGAATTTTCAAACTCTATTTTAGCTGCTTCTGCAAATCCTAAAATCTGCGAAGCCATTAATTCAGCAGCAGCACCTGTTGTATCTTTATTAATTGTATTAATATAAAGATTATAAATTGTATGTTCTTTATCTCCAATTTTATATTTTTTATTTGCAAATGTAGTTTTAAGTCTGTCTGATTTTTCACCACTTAAAGCATTTCTTAAAACTCCAGCGTGTCCGGAATCAGGGTCAGAATTAAATACCTCTACTCCCAATTGAGATTTTAATTCATCAGAAGTTAAAGGTTCATAAGTTACAGAATTATTTATACTTGATAAAGCTTCTGTAAAGTCAGTATTTTTTCTTATTTCTAAAGCTAATTTATCTTTTCTATCTTTTCCATAACTCATAGGAAGCATTAATGTTTGTCCTTCTAAAGTAACTTCTTCTAAATTGCTTTTTCCTTTACCGAATAATCCTAAATTACCTAATAATAATCCTCCAACACTACTTTGTTCTTTAATAATTTCAACACCTTTATTAAGAGAATCTCTAACAGGTTGTTCAAAATTAATTTTAGCTTTTTTAATGTCTTCTTCAGTCCTTCCAATATCTTTAAAATTTTGATAAAGTTCTCTTTTTTTACCGTAAGCTAATAAATCATCTTCAATTTTAGAATCTACATTTAATCTAAACTGTTGTACATCTTTAGGGTCTTTTCCTCCTAAGTCAGTTTGTTTATAAAAATTATAGCGTTCTTGTCTTTTTGCAAGTTTCCAATCATCTGCTTCTGTAAAACCATATTTTTTTAACATAGCCTTATCGTCTTTCCAAAAATTAATTCCTTTATCAAATTGCTGTGTTCTTTGTGTTAATACGCCTTGATTACTTTTCCAAAATTCATTAGCTCTTTTTTCAGCTTGTCTTCTTAAAAGAGCATTACCAGCTTTAACACCAAGCATAAGACCTGTAAATAATTTAGCTTTTTTCTTTGATTTTTTATTTCTATCTCTAGCTTGAGATAATAAAGATTCTCCTAATTGTTCTATTGCCATACTATTCCTCTTTACCTAATAAACTTTCTGGTTGATTTGTT